GACCACGTCATTGTCGGCAGGCGAGCGACGCAGCAGGTGGCGCAGCGGCACGACCATCTCGCCCGCACCATCTGCGGCCACGGCGGCGCTGGCCTGGTACAGGAATCGCTGCCCGCCCGTGATGATCGACAGAAACTGATCCTTGCGAACCACATAGCCGGGCATCATCCCGTCGATCAGGACCGACGCTCCGATCTGCGCGCCCCCCTTGATCCGGGGCGTCCCGATCCCCGCATCATCGCCGATGAAAAGGCCGGGCTGATACACCCGCATCACAACCGTCTCGCCCTCGGCCTTCAGGTCGCCCCAATCCATCGCCTGGACATAGGTCATTGGCGGCATGGCAAAGGTCAGGGCGTAGCGCGAACCTTTTCGACGCAGCTCCTGCTCGCTTCCTCCGGTCGCTGCCGTCAGGCTGTTTCGGGCCGAGACGATTCCGACATCCATTGACGCCGGAGGCGGGGCCGTCGGAAGGGTCAGGCTCATGAGCGCGACCGGCTGTACCGGCTGGTCTTGGCCATGTCGGACGGCACGGCCTTACGGGCCCCGGCAAAGGACCTGTCGGCCAGGGCCGCAGCCTGTGGCCCGGCCACCTTCTCGACCTGTGCGTCGAAATACGGGGATGGATTGATCTGGAGCGCCAATAGGCCGCCGCCGTTTACCGGGCCGGTTTTGCGCGCATCGACCATTTCGCGATAGGCAGGCTGGAGAGCGGACGGATTCGGGTTCGCGGCGGCGGCGATATGCGCAGGCAGGGCCATCCCTGCTGTGGCGGCCATTGAGGAGACCGCCATACCCTTGAAACCGGCCGTCATCATTGAAACCCCGGCGCGCGCCTGGGCGAAGGTGTCTCGCATCTGGCCGGCGACCCGGCCGAGCGAATCCGACAGGGCTTCCACGGTCGGCCGGGTCAGGACCTGCGCGCCCGCCTGAAGATTGGTCAGCACCTCGCCGCCGTGGACATAGGACAGGCCCCCCGGCGCACTGTCGGTGCCCCTGGAGAATCCGGGGATCTTGATATTCGAGCCGCCGAACACAGAGGTGAAGATTTTCCCGATCTCGCTGAAGCCGCCGCCTTGCGCCGACTTGAACAGGCCTGCCCCGAGATTGGACAGGCTGGAGCGCATCACGTCCGAAAGAAGGTCAAGGAACACGCTCTTGATGTCGCCAGTCAGCACCCGCTCCATGTTCTGGGCAAAGGCATCGCCGAACTGGCGCGCGGCATCGTCCATGGTCGCCTTGATGGCGGCGGCCTGGTCCCGAATGCCCTTGCCAATGTCAACAGCCTCGGTCCCGAGGGAGCCCAGCGTTGGCACATCTGGCAATGCAGCGCCCTCCCAAGCAGCCGCGCCTTCCATCTGTCTGCCAAGCTCAGGCCTGATGATCCCGGCGGCCACGGCGTCCTTGATCGTCTTGGTGTCACGGGCAAGCTGGAGCGCCGCGCGCTCGCTGTCGGTCATCAGCCTGTCCATGACCCCGGCGACATCATCTCGCAGGCGCTCGAACGCGGCGCGGGTGGCGTCGGTGGCGGCGACGGCCGGAACCACCATGCCTGCGTCCAGCTTGGCCATCCAGGCTGCCACGCCCTCGACCATGTCCGGAATATAGGAGTGGCCGACCACGGCGTCGTACAGGTCAAAGAACGCCTGCCCGACGCCCTGGATCTTCTTGATCGTGTCGCCGAAGATCTTGAACAGATCGACGCTGAACCACTTCCTCACGCCATCGACCAGCCGCGTGATGGCTGCGAGCGCCCCCGGAAACACCGCGTCGATCACGCGACCGATGCCCAGGACGATGGTGCCGACCAGCGTTCCCGCCGCATTCCACGCTTGCGACCAGTCACCCTTGAAGAGTGCGGCCAGCACCCGGAAAGCCTGGCCGATGATGGCAAAGGCGTTCGTGACGCCTGCGACCAGGACGCGCAGCATTGTGATGGCCTGGGGGCCGAACACGTTGATCATGATTTTCGCGAGACCGGCGAGGATCGGGCCGACGAAATCCACGACAGCCTTGATGGCCGGGCCAAGCGCAGCAAAGGCATCCTTCGCCGCCTGCAAAAGGCCGGGAAGCATCGGCCCGACTGCGTCCATGACAGCCTTCTTGAACTCATTGAAGACGGGGATCAGGTCGTCGCGGAAAACCCAGATCGCAGCAGCGATGGCGGCTCCGGCGGCGACGAACGGTGCAGCAGCGATGGCAAAGGCCCCCAGACCAGCCAGGACGCCACCCGCTGCGAACGCCGTGGCCAGAGAGCCAAGAGCGCCCACCACGGCCCCGACGACCACAAGCACGGGGCCGAGGGCGGCTGCGATGGCCGCACCAACCACGGTGAACGTCTGCATCTGGGGTGACAGGCCGTTGAACTTGTCGAGAAGCCCGGCCAGGGCGCTGGTCATCGGCACGAGGAAGCGATTGATGACCTCGCCTGCCTTTTCGGACAGGGTTGCGAGGCTGTCCCGCAGTTTGTCGTAGGGGTCGGTATTCTGCGCCGCGGCTGCTGATCCGCCGAACTGACGTTCCAGCTCAGAGAGCATGATCGCCTGCGCGCCAGCCGCGTTGCCGCCTGCGACCATGGCGGTGATCGTTTGCTTTTGGGCATCCGTGAACTGGATGCCCGCACGGCCAAGCGCCGACAGACCCTTGATCGGATCGTTGAGCGCCTTGCCGATCAGAAGCGTCGCGGGTTGCAGATCCATCTGCATACGGGTCGCCAGATCAACGGCCGCCTGCTGCGCCCGATCAAACGCCGATCCCGATACGTTGCCGAAGGTCAGCAGATTGGCGGTGACCTTCCTCAGGATGTCGTCGTCGTCATAGAGCGAGGAGCGCATCAGGCCGTCCGCGAGCCCTGCAAGTTGCTCCCTGGTACGACCCGACGCATCGCCCATGGATGTCAGCGCGGCATCGACCTGCCCCATCGCATCGGCGGCCTCGGTCGCCGCCTTGGACGCCGCAAACCCGGCAGCGATCAAGGGGCCGGTGATGGCGAGCGTCATGCCCGCCCCTACAGTCGCCACCTGAGCGCCGACGCGTTGCATCGACTTGCCGACGCCCTGAAGGTGTTTCTGGGCCTTCGATAGTCCGTCCGTAAAGGACGCGCTGTCGAGGCCGAGAACGACCCTGAGAGCCCCGATTGTGGCGGTTCCGGCCATGGGGGCCTCCTACATTTGCGCCCACGCCATCATGGCGGCGCGCATTTCGTCCGGCGTCTGGATCTGCCTCGGTTTCGCCGTGGCGGTCAGGCTTTCGAGGGACGGCATTTTCTTGGGGTCGTGATAGGAAAAGGCGGTCAGGCTGGCGATGTGCCAGGCCGTCCAGGCCCGTGAATGCCGCTCGACTTCGGCGGTCTCGGCGCGGGCTTCAAAGATCAGCGAAAGGGTTCTGGGCGTATGGTCCCAGAACCGGTCCGGATCGCCGCCGATCCGGACCCAGGCCTTCAGGAGGGACGGCCAGTCCCAGCCACTTCCGCCTTCCGAGGGTCGCCTTGGGCGTCCGGGAACGCCAGGGCGACAGCCTCACTGATGATCTCGCCCGCCCGCTCTGAGCCGACCCGGTCCAGGACATCAGACGCCTCACGCACCGACAGGTCGTGATGTCGCAGCAGCCCGCCGTGCATGATGGCCAGGATGTGATCCATTCCGAACGCCACGCCCGGCTGAAAGACCTCGCCCAGCGGTTTGCCGAGATGCCGCTCTATGGCGGCCAGACCATAGGAGCCGAGGACGAACCGGTATTTGCCTTCCGGCAGTTCGATGGCGACTTCACCGATTTGAGGGTTCGCCATGGCTTAGGTCGCCGCAGTGAAGACGGGTCGGCCACTGACCTTGTAGGTCGCCGACATCGAGATCACGCCCTCCACACCGACCTCATCGATCGTGGCCCCGGTCGGAATGCCATTGAAGAGCAGGCTGGAACCTTCGGGCAGGACGCCCTTGTAGGTTCCGAGAAGACGGCCGTTCACGTCGCTGAGCAGAAGCGCGTAGCCAGCCTTGGTATAGTTCATCGTCGCGGTGACCTCGCCCGGATCGACCAGGGTCGGGATATATTCGTGGGTACCGTCAGGCGAGCCCATGTGCGTGGCCTGTTCAGTCCCCAGGGTCGGGGAGGGCAGAGAGAGGGTCAGAAGCTCGGCATAGTTCGTGAAGACGGCGGGCGGGCCTGCGGAGGTCATCTTGCCGAAGGTCGCACCATACCCGTTGATGGCGGCAGTGGTCATAATTCAGATCCTGTAAAAATCGTGGAGGGGAGGGAGGTCAGGCTTTGGCGGGAGGCTTGGCCACGGGCTGGTCACCCGGCTTCAGGACGCCGGATTTCGCGGCGGCGTCGGCGATTTCCTTTGAAACCTCCCCGGTGAACCCGGCCGGATAGGCAAGGTGGCCGGTCTCGGTCGGATGATCGTAGGGCTTGGCGAAGGTCACGGTTTGCACGGCAGGGCTCCTAGGCAGTGGCATGGTAGATGATGAAGTCGAGGCGGACGCGGCTCAGCGGGGTCCCATCCTCGTCGAACGAATCCTCGTTTTCGGAGGACAGGAAGACGCCATCGAACCGGATGCCGCCAAGGCTGAACCGGGCACCGGACAGGCTGGCCTTCACGGCCTGCGCCACGTCTTCGGCTATGGTGTTTGCATTGCCGGAACCGTCCGCATCGGTCGCCCAGCAGTCCACCTGGACGCGGCTTTCGACCAGGCCAGAGGGCCCGGCGTGGTGATAGTCGGGACGGCCGTTGATCAGGTGCAGGACGATGGCGGGCAGGACCCCGCCCTGCGCCCGGCGGCCCCATGAAATCCGGTCATCGACCACGGCGATCACGCCCGGCGCGGTCAGCAGGCGCGAGGTCAGGGCGGCTTTCATTTGCTACCCCTTCGCGGCCTTCTTCGCCAACCGTGCGGAGGCCCTGTGGATTTCGGACCAGAGGTCGTCGCCTATGCCCTCGAGCAAGGCCTCTTTCCCATTGTCCCAGGCGGGCCGCATGAACGGCTGCGGAGGATGATTCTTCGTACCGAACTCCTGGAGGCTGCCCTGTGGCGGGGCGTGCCCAGAGCCTTCACCGCCCGGCCCCATGTAGGCCTCGACGGTGTTTTGCTTCTTGCCCTTCCACTTGGCGTATCGGCTCGATTTGGTCGAAACCGCGATGCTCTCATGCAGGTCGTGGTTCCCTGTGGCAGGGTCGTCAGGTGCCCGCCGACGAGCGTCGTCGGCCATGGGCTCCAGGCGGGCCAGAGCGACCCTTTTAAGGACATTTCGGCCGGTCGCCTTCGGGAGGTCGGCCAGGGCTGCGTCGATGGCCTTCAGCCCCTCGACCTTGACCGTCCCGCGCCTAGCCATCGGCGCGTGCCACCGCCGTCAGTTCAATCCCGACACGATGGCCCTCATATTCCTTGGCCCCGAGGATCTCGAATACCCGACCCTCGAACCGCAACCGGTCGGACGGGCCGACGCTGGCGACAGCGCTCGAGTGGCGGATGACGAACCTTGCCAGACCGCTGCCCGCCCGCTCTCCAGCCCTGAACGTCTCCCCGTCCGAAACCGGCGTATAGGCCGCCCGAACCGAGGCGATCTCTATCCAGGTCGGAACATCGTTATTGTTGCGGTCCTTCTCGACCATGAACCGTTCGATCGCGATCCGGCGGGTCAGACTTCCTGCTGCGAGGGGCATTAAACTCGGAGCCAACGGTACGGGTCGATGAGAGACCGGATCGGAGCGCCGTCCGTTAGGACAGGCTCACGGTTGGCGTAGAGGTCGCCGAGCGCCAGGAGGGCGGCGGCTTTGAAGACGGCGATGGTGCCGGCGTCGGACGGAACCAGCGACAGGTTGCAGTATTGCAGCACCCGCGCGACGGCCGCGTCCGAATAGATGCTGATCGTGGTGTCTTCGTCGCCGCCATCGACGCGCAGATGCTCCTTCGCCTCTTCCAAGGTGAACAGCGGTCCGGTGCCGGTGACGACGACGTTGAGCGACATGGCTTAGCCTTCGGCCTTCAGATGATCGACGACCTGTTCTTCCTGCGACGCCAGCGCCGAGGGGGTGTTCAGGTCGATGCGGTTCATATCGGCCGTGGCCCGCTCACGCGGGTTGTCGTCGATCGCCACGTGAGCCGTATCGACGCCGGTCGCGATGGCGGGCTCGATGAGAGCGCCAGACGCAGCGACTTCCGTCGCGGGTGCCAGGTCTTCGGGCTTGTCGGCCTTCGGGTCTTTGGTGGTCATAGCGGTCTCCTTCGCTCGGGTGTCCCGGCTTGCCAGGAGGGGCGACCAGCCGCCCATCCAAGAAAGCCGGACCGGAGTTTCCCCCGGCCCGGTTCCCATCAGGCGGTTAGGCCTGCTTGATGAAGCGCATGTATTCGGGGTTCTTGACCCCGCCGCCGACGCGCTTGGTCGTGTAGAAGCCGACGTAGGGCTTGTTCGTGAACGGGTCGCGCAGGACCCGGATACCGACGCGATCGATGACGAGATAGGTCGCCTCCATGTCGCCGAAGAGGATCGACACCAGGCCGGTCGTCATGTTCGGCATTCCGGGGACTTCCACGACCGGCGCGCCTTGGAGCGTGGACGGCTGGCCCTGAACATACGTCGGCTGCCAGATGTAGTTGCCCTGGCCATCCTTCAGCTTGCGGATCTTGCCGAGGCTGGTCCGGTTCATGAAGAACTTGGCGTTCATGCTGCGCTCGCTGGGGAGCGAGTAGACCAGATCGATGATCTCGTCCGTGGTCACAGCGGCGGCGCCGGCGACGGTCGTGCCGGTGATGGCCCCCAGCGGGTTCTTGGCAGCGTTGGCTGCACCCGTCACGTAGGTCAGTACGCCGTCCGGCTTGTTCGTGCCGTTGCCGGACAGGAAGGCGATGTTTTCCTGGATGGCGAACTCGCCGTCGACTTCGTCGGCCAGCCACTTCTCCAGATCGACTGCCGCATCGTCCAGCATCTGCTGAGTGATCTGCGGGTTGGCGTAGATCTCCCCGGTGTTCCAGGCCAGCGAAGTCAGGCCGGGCGTGGTGGTGGCGGGGCGAGCAGCCGTTTCACCGACCCAGCCCGAGCCGATCACGCCGTCGTTGTAGACCTTAGAGAAGCCAGCGCCGCTGATCGTGATCACCTGCGAGTTGGCGCGGATCGGGCTGATCTGCTTCAGCTTGTTGGTGATCGTCCGGTCCCACTCGACGGGGGCCAGATAACCACCCTCGGCCGCCGTCCCGACCGACATTGCGGCCGATACGTCGCCCTTGCGCATGTGGGCCTTGAAGTCCTTCACATACTCGGGGTTGGTCGGCTGCATGTCGCCGACCGGGCCGTTGACGCCGGCGGCAATCTTGGCGTTCAGATCGTCGATAACCTTCTGATAGCCGTCCATGGCGTCGTTGAGCTTGGCCAGCTCGGCCTTGACGACAGCATCGTCGGCCTTGGCTCCGACTGCCTCGTCGTTCTTCGACTTGAAGGTCTCAAACGCCTGATTGAGAGCAGTGATGGCCGTCTTGGGATCAGACGCATCGGCTCGGATGGTGCCCGAGATAGCCTTGGGGCGAGAGAGAACGGCGGCGGCCGAGAGACCGGCGAGCGCCGTCGAACCCGCCAGAAGGCGAGCAGTGGGGGTGTGTCGCATGATGTGGTTCCTTTCGCGCTCTAGGCGCTGATGGTGGCAAGCAGTCGGACGAGGCTGTCCGTCAGTTCAGGGTCACCAGCGCCGGGCGTGGTGTCGGCATCCAGGGCAGCGCCAGGCGTGCCCTTGATCTTGTTAATGCGAGCCCGCGCGTCAGAGCGCGTCAGGCCGGCAGAAACCAGTTGAAGTTCCATGGCCCGAAGATCGTTCGTCGATCGATCCGAGGCCTTGGCCTTTTCGTCTGTCGTCATCTTGTCGGCCGAAAGCAGGACGTCAGCGAACCCGCGCTCAATGGCCTGCGAGCCCGACATGAAGGTCTCGGCATCCATCCACTTGGCGCACTCAGCGACGGTTCTGCCGGTACGGGCCGCGTACACCTCGGCCATGGCTTGGTCGAACGGGACAAGGAAATCCGCCGTCTCCTGCATGTCGTGGCGGTTTCCCATCGCCAGGACCCAGCAGTTGTGGATCATGATGAAGGACGCAGCCCCGATCTCGACAGTATCGCCGGCCATGGCGATGACGGACGCGGCAGAGGCCGCCATGCCCATGACCTTGATCGTGATGTCCTGCGGATGCTCGCGCAGGACGTTGTAGATCGCGATCCCCTCGAACATGTCGCCGCCGGGCGAGTTGATCTGAACTTCGACGGGGCGGTCACCGATGGCGCGAAGCTGGGCCGCGACGGTCTTGGCTGTGATGCCGCCACCGGACCAGAAGTCCTCGCCCACGATGTCGAACATGGTGATGACGTTGTCGCCCTTCTCCAGAGCACGGATGCCGGCCCCATCCTCGGACCAGCGATCCAGCACAGACGGTGCCGTAAAGGCGTTCACGTCGCGGCGTGCAGGGATCGGCAAGGCACCAGGCCGGGTCTTGGCGAAAACCATCAGATTACGTTGGCGCATTGTCGCCTCCAGTCGGATCAGACGGCGCGGCCGGGGCAGACATCCCGAGCCCCAAAGTCGCATAGGCACCGCCCTTCGGCGGCAGATTGGAAAAGCCGCGAACCTCGTCCTGCGTCATCCACGGGAGCGAGCCGCCGGAGCCGAGGGCCTTCGCGAAGAAGTCGCCCTGGTCTTTGGTCGAACCCTTCAGCAGGGCGTCGGCGTTGAACTCCACCGAGTAGGTTTCGGCTTCGTCTTCCGTGAGCAGCGACCGCTCAGCGGCCTGCTGCCACGCCGTGAACCACGGGTTCAGCGCATACTGGACGAAGAACTGGCCGAGGGCCTGAATGCCGGAGCCCCAAGAGGTCTCGTCCACCATCAGCAGCGGCCGGGGCACCCCGGTGACCCGGGCAATCTCTTCGACCTGCATTTTGCGAAGGCCTGACAACTCGGCGTCCTTGGCGTTCTGCGCCATGGCCGCATAGTCCATGCCCTCTTCAAGGATCAGGTTCTTGCCGGCGTTCGCCGCGCCTTCCTTCTCGGCGAGGCTAGACTTCAGCCGCTCAAACGCCTGGTCCGAAAGCTTGCCCGGATGCTTCAGGGCACCGCCGATGAACGATCCGTTTTTAAAGAGCCTGCCGGCCGCGAGCTCGGCGCTCAAAGCCAGTCCGATCGCGTCGCGCGCCTGCCGGACGAGGTTGACGCCATTCAGGCCGTCCATCGACAGGCCGCGAAGGTGGAAGATCTCGTCGGCAGCGTAGGTCCGCTTGCTGCCTTCGATCGGCTGATATTCGTAGACTACGGTCCAGTCGGGGCGCTGCTTTACTTCAACGCGCTTCGGATCAAACGGAATGAGCCGAACGATCTCGTCTCGGCCGGTCCTGATCTGGCGCGACTTCACAATCAACGCAACGGCTGGTCTATCGCTCGTCATCGCGCGAAGTTGCATCAGCGAACGGAAGTCGAATGCAGTCTGCCAGGGGTTCGGTCGCCTATGCAGCAGCTTGTAGATCGGAAGCGCCTTCGCCTTTTCCTTTGTATCGTTGTTCAGGACATGGACGGGCAGCATGCCGACCGAGTTGGCGATCAGGCTCATGGCGCGGAAGAACGCCGGGTTGCGCATCGCGGCCTCGGCCGACACCGTGATGCCCGATGAAGCCTCAAGGCCGTCCCGCATGAAATCCGACAGGAACGGGTCATTCAGCGAATAGGCCATGATCGCCGGGCCGGTCGCGCTCGCCCGAGACGACGACACCTGATCACGGGGCTCCTGGCCCGTCAGAACGAGGGGCTGATATCCTTTCATCAGCCCTCCTTCAGACCATTCTCATGCCGCGCGTCTCATAGACCGATGGCCCCTTGGCCTCCGGGTTACGCGCCATGAGCATGATGGCGTTGAAGCTCGCGACGAGCGGGTCGATCTTGGCCCGGCCCGCCGACTGCTTGGTGATGACCACGGCACCGCCGCGAACCTCGACCTTGGCGTTGCCGACGCACCACGACATCAATGGCCTGCCGCCATGGACAAGAGAGCCGTTCTTCAGCTTGATCTCTGAGCCCCAGGAGGCAGGCGACAAGGCGAACCCCTGGCGAACCGCGACCTGCATCCCGACGCCTATGCCGCGAGCCTCAAGCTCATCCACGAGCGAAGCAACGCCGGCCGGGTCCAGCCCAACCGCGTTCTCATCCGGTAGAAGCCCAGCATCCTTGACCCGTTCGACGATGCTCGCGGCCTGGTCGATGGGCTCCATTGGATCGGAACTGATCGTCAGATCCTTGTCCCGCTCGAAATCCCGCAGATGGGTCGCGATGTCCGCACGTCGCTTGAGCACGTCATCATGCGCCCATGCATGGTTCCAGAGCATCCACTTCCGGGTCTGCTTGCACCTGCCCAGTACGGCCAGGCCGAACAGATCGTCCAGGCCGCCGCCGTCAATGCCGACCGTGCAGACCTCGGCGCGCTCCAGCAGCGTATCCAGCGTCAGGGTAGTGTCGGCCGCGCCTTCCCAATAGTCGGCCCCGGCCCAGCGGCTGTTCGAGAGGGCAAGGCCGATCTCAATGTTCAGGTGCTTGGCGAGGAAGACCTGCTTTTCGCCGCCGGTGGCGTCCTTGACCTTGCGAAGCTCGTCCTCAAGCCAGGTCTGGCGAACCGATCGGCCCAGGTTCGGGTTCGTGATGTAGAAGTTGGCGGGTTCGAGGAACGCCTGGCTTTCGACCATCGCCTCGGGAAACTCGTAGATGACCGGCAGGCTGCGAGGGTCGTCAATCTTGCCGTCCCGCACGTCGCGGAAATAATCGAGCTTGGTCTTGAACACTCCGGCCGGCTCTTCGTCGGCCTGGGTGCTGGCCCAGATCACGAAACCTTCCGGACGGGAGACCGTGCCGCCCGTGGCCTCTCGCAGCATGGCGTCGGCCTTGGCCCGCTTGCCGAAGACCCACAGCTCGTCGACGAAGATGTGACCGGCCTTCTTTCCGGAGACCGTGTCGGTGTCGGCGGCGACGACCTTCAGCATGGCGCCGTTGCCACGATGGGTGATCGTCCGGATGTGGTCTTGGACGTGGAGCAGCTCGTCAAGCTCTTCGTCGGCCTTCACCATGTCGCGGGCGGGCTTGTAGGCGTTCTGCGCCACCTCGATCGTGGGTGCCAGGATCAGCAGTTCGGCCGAGTGACGCCAGTTCCGGATCAGGGCCGTGACCATGATGCCGGCGGCGATCGTGGACTTGCTGTTCTTTTTCGAGATCAGCAGGAAGAACTCGCTGATGAGGCGCGCGCCGCTGTCGGCATCATAGGCTCCGAAGATCGCGGCGACGAAATCGAACACCCACCGTTCGCAGGCCTCGCCGAAGGTCGGCTGGCCCGGCGCATCCACGATGCGGAGCGACTTAAAAACCTCCAGAGCCTCGGCCGCCTCGTTGGCGAACAGCGGGGCGGGGATGAGGGAACGCTTGGCGACGATCCTCTCGCGCCATTCCGGGCAGGCCGTTGACCAGATCATCCGCTACTGCACGAGCCGCAGCGTTCCGGGCGGCGGCGGCGCGGCGAACTTGCTCGCGCCCTTGGCCACCCGTTCGCCAGCCTCCTGCCGCTGTTTCTTCACGCCCTGCGCCGCCCCCGATTCCGCGAATGTCTTCGCTGCCGTGGCCAGGGCCTTCAGAACCTCGGAACGGTTCTTGAGCGAGATCGCCTGCTGAAGCGCCTCTCGCTGTTTCCCTCCGTCCGCCGTATCCGTCGCAGCGACGATCATGGCGTCCAGTTCGCCGTCGCGGCTCGTGGTCGCGTCCAGCTCGTCGAGCATCCGCATCACCAGGTTACGGCCTCGGCCGACGATCGCCTCTGGCGTCGTGTTCTCGGCCGTCAGGACCGTGCCGACGTAGACCTTGGGCCCTTCCTTTTGCGCACCCGCGTCCTGCGTACTTTCCTGCGCACCGGCTCGCTTCCAGCCTTGGGCCTTGGCCCGCTTGCGGATCGCGCCTTCCGACACGCTGTACCAGCGGGCGATTTCCCTGACTGACATTGAACCGGCGAGGTAGTCACGCTCGATCTCAGGCCAGTCGATCGGCTTTTTTTCATCGGCCATCGGACACCCGTACGCAGCCGGTACGCACCCCGAAGTTCGGGACCGGGATTAAATCTCTTTGTGTCGACCCCGCCGGTCAGTAAGCGACGGGTTTTCCAGACTTTTGACCACCCCCCGGTGTCCGATCAGGACCAGACGCCTTGGGTGTGCCTGCTGTCCTGCTCTTCGGCCTGGATCAGGCTGTCATGAACCTGCTTGGTCACCGTCTGAAGGTTGGCCGGATCCCAGAACAGTACCTCGTTGCCCCTGTGAGGGCGGATGTGGTTGACGACCGGGCTGTCCGGTTCGCCGGGTCTGCCGCTGCACAGTCGGAAGGTGCGCTGACAGGTGTAGGCGTCGCGGATCAGAACCTCTTGGCGTAGGCGCTGCCAGCGGGCCGTGCTGTACCAGGCCTTCCATGGTCGGCTGTGCTGCGTTGGCGGAGGGCCTTTGGCCTGGTCCGGTGCGAAGGTGGTGCGCCGCGCGACCTGCGTCAGCTTGGGCTTAGGGATCGAGAGCCTACCCACTGGCCTCGGCGCTCCTGCTGTCCCATGGTCTAGCCATTGCCGTTGCTCCGACATAGCCGTGGGTCAGATACACGAAGACCCCGCGCTCGTGAGAGCCGGGGCCTATGCCGGGGCGTCGCTTTGCGCCTTGTGGTGTTTGTCACCCTGTTCGGATTAAGCGTCAAGCGGCTTCATCCATCTGCCGCTGCGCTTCCTTCCTGCGCTTTCGCGACGCTGCCAGCGTATCGATATTGACCCTCACCCAGGCGAGGCTTTCGCACGCATCGCGCACACGCGCGCCCTGAGCCTGAGCGTTGACCTCGCCGGTCATCGCCTGAACCACGCCATGCCAGCGCGTATAGAGCGCCTGATCGGGCTTCAGCAGCGCAAGGATCATGCGCAGCTGGTCGGGCCGCATTCCTTCCTCGATCGTGGCCAACACCTCACCCGCTTCGATCTGGCGGTCGGTGATGTTCTGCCCCGGTGCGCCTACGGTGCTTGCACGGATATGATCAGGGCGACGATCCTGCGTGTTCTCTCCTTCAGCCGTGCGAAGGATATCCTCCAGCCAGGCCACGGCCTTGTGAGCGTGGGGTTGATCCTTGAGCAGGAGATCGAAACAGTAGAAGCGGCGGCCTGCGATCATGTTGCCCATGGCGTCGGCATGGATCTTGGCCCCCTGTACCTTCAGCGTCGCGTTATCGGCGCGCTTCCTTGCCTTCTCTGCCTCGGCCTTCCGCTCCCTGTCCTCGGCCGCCAGTCGGTCAGCCTTTCGCTTGGCCGCTGCCTCAGCGGTGCGGTGCTGCTGATCCTCAAAGGTCAGCGGGATCGACTTGCGACGGCTCATGCTGCTCTGTCCTGGGTGTGGGGTTCGTCGAAGTCGGAGGCCGGAGGGTCGATCTTCGCGCCCTGGCTGATCAGCAGGCGGCGCATCTCATCGGAAACCCCTGCGTCATCGACGCGCGCGGAGGGGGTCGGCCTCAGCCGGGCTCTGCCTCGCATCTGCTCGGCCTTCACCAGGGCCTTCGCTTCCAGATCCGCGACCAGATCGACCATCTGTCGCTTCACGGCATCCCGGTCATGGACGGCGATCTCACGAACCACCGGAGCAGGAGCAGTGGCGGCCTTGGCCCGACGCAGCGCCTTGGCCCAGCGGCCGTCGTGCGGGGCCTTCCGAGCGAGGTCGGCCAGTTTTCCCGGCTTCGGTAGAAACTCGGACGCCGGATCGCGAACATGGGCCGCCATGCCAGCCTCGATCGCCGGTGCCGTGCAGTCCGACAGAGCGTCGAAATAGTCGGCCCAGAACGCAGCGGCCTCGCCTTCGTCGCGCTGCGGCTGGGGGAAGGTGGCGAACCGACTGCCGATGATGCCCATGATCTCGGCCTGTGTGGCGGGTGTCAGGGCGGCGATGCGCAGGGCGGGCAGAGCCATCGTCGCCTCCGACCGCAGCATGGGACTGGCCGCCACCGTCTTCACCGCTACATCCTCAGAGGGCTCGTCGAGCAGCCATGAGGTCAGCGGCTTGCTCAGCACCGGCAATGTGTCGGTCGTGGTTGGCCCGCTTCTCTGCGAGCTTGTGGTTGGGACGGAGGACATGGGCAGGGCCTTCATGGGGCTGGGCTTCCGGTATGGTGAGGGCTTGGCGGTTGTCGGCGATGGACTGGGCGATGGCGTTGTCGAAGAACTTCCACGAGGCGATGGGCTGGCCTGGGCGCTGGGCCAGAGCGACCACCGTGGGCATGACGTCGTGTTCCCAGCTGGCCCCGTCTCGCCGCCAGGCGTGGAGACGGCCGAGGGTCTGGATCAGGCCGGGTTGGCAGGTCGGATCGAGGCGGTTGGTCTGGGCGACCTGGCTCAGCAGGTCGGCGTGATGGCGGGCCTCGCCAGCGGGCCAGTCGGAAGCGGAAGGCACCACCACCGTCGCCAGATCGTCCGCCGGCTCCCGCGCGACAGCAGCAGCATCTCCTAACGGTTCTTCTAACGGTTCAAACGAAGTGAGCCCCGACACACAGTCGGGTAGGTTTGGACCAGATGTCTGTTTGGTTTGGACAGGCTGTCTGTTAGGCGATGACCTATCCGACTTCCTGTCTGTTTGGTCGTTCTCCCTACGTTCAGGGTGTTTCGGACCATGTGAAACGATCAGATCGGACGTTCTGGACCCGTCTTTGCGATGCCGCCGTTCCCGGCTGATCCAGCCAGCCTTCTCGAACGATGACAGGGCCCGCTCTACCGTCTTCACAGAGCAGCAGGCCTGCGTCGCAATCGTCTCCTGACCCACCCATGTCGTGCCGTCCGGGCCGACGTAGTTGGCGACCACAAGCAGCACGGCCTTCTCGGTCGCCGTGGCGCAGGACTGATCCAGCGCCCATGTGATCGCCTGGACGCTCATGGCCGGGCCGATCCGAACACGGAACGACCACCGGTGCGGCCATAGGCGATCAGGGCATAGGCTTCCCTCGGACCACCGCCTGCGATCATCCTGTGGTGCGGGCAGTAGCTGTCACGGCCCTCGACGGACGCGCAGCAGGCATGGGCGGTGACCCCGTCGCCAAGCGGCCAACTGCACTGACCGGCACGCCGTTCGAGGAACGGACGGCTTGTGTCGCTCGGCGTCCAGAGCGTGGCAGCGGCGGCCTGTCGGGCCTCTCTGGCGGCGTCACGGCGGGCTTGGCGGGCTTCCTGGGTCTCGGCGGCCATCGGGCGTCGCTGTGTGATCTTCCGGCCAGCCACCGGCTTGCGCACGGATGGATATCCCTTGGGGGGTAGGCCCATGCGCCGGGCCTTGGCCTCAATCACCTTCACTGACCAACCGGTTTCCTGACTGATCTGTGCAGGGCCCATGGTGATCCAAAGCCGCGCCAGACGGTCCTCCTGATCCTGCGGCCACGGACAGCGATTTTTCGACTTCTCCACCAGCCCGGCCTTCAGGGCCTGGCCAGTCCACCATTCCACGGTCTTGGGGCTGACCCCCATCTCGCGGGCGATCTCGCGGGAAGTACGGCCTGCGCGGCGCAGGGCCAGAAACACCGGGTCTTGAAACCGCGACGCCGTGTTGCCACGCTTCAGCCCTCGACGGTTCATCAGGCCGCTGATCGCGGACTCCGAACGATCCATCCGCAGCCCGATCGACAGACAGGTCTCTCCCCCCACGAAAGCCGCCATGGCTTCAGCGATCTGGTCTTCGGTCAGGGGCTTGTTCTTGCTGGTCATCCCGCAGCCCCATCGTTGGTGGCAAACACCCTCTCAGCTTCGGCCATGGCCAAGGACCGCGTGAGCGATCGGAAATCGTCACCCTTCGACAGGGCCGCGAAATAGCTGGATGCGTGGTGTCGGCTGTCCATGGCCGAAAGGCGGGCCAGGGTGTGCCCGGCGACCATCCGCAGGAAGGTGATGCTGTCGGCCTGGCTGGGCATCTCCACGGCGATGGCACGGGCGGCGATGTTGTCGAGAGCCACCATGCGAGCCTTGCGGACGGCGACAGTGTCCCTTCGGTCGAGACGCTCAGCAGCGAAGTCCTGGGCCCGGCTCATTGGGCCACCACCGCACGACCATCGACGATGCGGACGTTCGTGCCCCCGGACACCTCGGCGTCGGTCGGATAGGCCTGACCCTTCACCACCGCGAACCAACCGTCACGGGTCTGGTAGCAGCGATCGACTGTGACGGTTGGCGCGGCCATGGATCAGACCTCGCCCAGGGCCGACAGGTACAGGTCGGTGATGGCGTCTTCTTCCTGACGCTTCGCCTTGTCCTGTTTCCGGATCCTGATGACCTTGCGCAGAACCTTGACGTCGTAGCCCTCGCCCTTGGCCTCCAGGAAGACCTCCTTCATGTCGGCGACCAATGCCGCCTTGTCCTCTTCGAGGCGCTCAATGCGCTCGATGATGGTGCGGAGCCTGCCCCGGCTTGTGGACGTGAGGACATCGGGGGAGGCGTCGAAGCTGGCGTCGTCGGCCATGGTCAGTTTCCTTGCAGGGGTTGAAGGCATTGGAGAGTGAAGGATCGGCGGGCCTGCCGTTCGGCTCCCACGGCCCGGTCATGACGACCGGCGGCGGCTAGGGCCTCGCGCTCCCGTGAGCGGCGATGAAACCCCGCGAACGGGTCTTCGACCGAGGGGAAGGGCAGGACCGTTCCGAACAGGTCGCCTTGCGGGACCGTGGGGACCGGCACCCTGAAACTTCCGCAGTTACGGCAGCGGGCATGGATGGCCATCGCATCAGACTCCCACCCCGCCGTGGAACCGCATCCGGGGCTTGGACTCGCCGTCCACCTTCCAGATCGACCACAGACCAGGGCGACAGGCGCGCTTGCATCCCCTGGGTTGGCGACAGCGGCTATGTCGAAGTTCAGTAGGGCCAACGAATAGGAAGGGCGTGTCATGCGTGCCCCGCTGTGTGCAGTATGGCGGCC